GCCAGATGGCTTGGTGAGTACTGCTCGTAACCACCTTCGGACACCACGTTAGAACAGATCTGCTTCATGCTGGCACTGACGCCAGCCGAGACATTCGTAATCTCGTAGCGCACCGGCAGGATCGCCGTCGTCATGTAGACCGAAGTCTTGTCGTTCGCGTTATTAAACGTGTGGCAGATGATGTACTGCCCGTTGATGACGAACCCAGTACGGACTGAGCCGACACCAAGCCACTCAAAGTCGCACCAGAATATTTGCGTTTTAGATGCGTCAAGCGTGATACCGCTTGGGCCAGTACCATCTAACTTATCGCCGTTCCAATCAGCTTGGTTAATCGTACGGACATCGCTCGGCGTACCCGGCGTTGGGATAGAGTTAGATCGCAGCACCATCGACTTCGTAGTGCCATCTACTTGGAAGAACACACCGTTTTGAGTATTGAAGTACCCGACTCTCTGCCGGATACCCGCAGTGGGCGTATTCATGCAGAACGTAGTAAGGACTAGCAAACCCTTACCCGGCTGATACGACATCGAACGGAACGACTGCCGCACTACTTCCGAGCCGATGGTGGACGTTACCGACATCTGCACTGACGACTCGTTGCTCAGGAACGTGATTGATCCGCCCGATGCTGTGCTTGTGTCGAACTGATTGTCGGCAGCGTATCTTTGCTGTGAGTCAAACAGGGTGTAAGGCTGACTAACGCGCTGACGACCAAACGCATCTAACGCGGTTGGCGGAAAAGTAATATTGACCGGGTTGTTCGGGTCAGATCCGTACGGAGGATAGACGGTAATCGTCACGTTGCTTCTCCACCCGTAATAGTTACAGCAATACCGGCAGCACTGCCTTTAATCTGAACCAGATCGCCCGGAGTCAGAATGTCCGAGCCGGTCCACTGCACAGTGGTGTTAGCGTTGATTGGCGCGTTATAAAACAGCGCGTTACTGACACCTGCGGTATCGCCTTTCGGGATCAAATGAATATAAAACCGCAACGTGCCGGACGTTGTGTTGCAGATGTCGATGTTCTTTATGTACGTACGGGTGGCAGCAGGGGTCGTATATATAGTTGCATACGTGGTAGTTGCTTCTGCTTGTGCTAATCGGTTGCCAATTATGTTTTGGAAAGCCATTAGAACGACCCTTCCCCAAGCCAGCACATAACGGACATACTGTTGACCGATTGAATCAACTGCTGAGTATTCCCGTCTACTTGGTTAAAGTAAATACGAAGTTGGTTAGTCAACTGATCTTGATACAGCCGCTGATACTCAACCGGAGCAACGGCCAAGTTCGGGGCTTTAGATGGCTGGGTCTCTATCATTAGCGTCTTCCATCTGGTCTAATATCAATACGCATCGCGCCCATCTGCCAAGCGACTCCCAAGTCCGATGAGGCCACACGGAAGGCCATCTGCCTACCCCTGATGCGGGTATAGACCTGTCCGGTATAAAGCTCAATCGGAATAGCCGCAGATTCCTGCACAGTAGGTGAATCACCCTGCGTATACGGGGTACCTGAGTTCTGCCGTGCTTTCACCGTAAGCGTAACAGCCGGGGTGTTAGACGTAGATCCATTAAAGTTCATGTCAGGCAGGATGCGCCACACGTAGCCAAAGTTGTGCCCATCACCAATGTCGAAGTCCGACGATTCGATGTAAGCCTCAATCGGCCTAGCAGTGGGTAGCGACTGATCATCGTTATCGAACTCGTGGTTCATCACCTGATTTGGAATGTAATACGTGACAGCACTGTATGAACCGTGGGAAGCCGCAGCAGTGCCGTCGTACCCACGGGTGCAACCCGTCAGCGAAGTTGAAGTCTTGCCGGTGTAGTAGATCTTCTCAAGGTCAATCGTCACCACGCCCGTGTTCGGGTAGGAGGCAGCGTTCAACATTGGCAGTGTTACAACAGTCGAATCAATCGTGCTAGACAAAAACGATGATTGATGACTAAACGCAGCCATTGGATATTGACGCAGAGGCGAGTCAAGCCAGAACCCACGCTCAATAGTTCCGTACGCCCAAGTCCGTTCGACGTGGTTGTAGATTACATATCGGTTATTGATGAGGCTATCGGCGGTGGGATAGAACCACCAAATCTCGTTATAACCTTCGTTAGTGCCGCAAACAATCTGCGCCAACTGATCCGTGTTGATGTTCGTAAAGATGAACTGGCGGAGGGTGCAAGGTAGCGTCTCAACACGACCTGAGTATGCGTAGAACTTATCCACACCCATCCAGTACGTGACGTTATTGACTGTGATGGCAGCGTTAGGTGATGCAATAGAGATGTTCTCCATCAACAAGTTAATGCCCCACACATACGGAGGACCAAGGTACTGCATGGAGAAAATGGCAGCATCTGTCCAAATCAAGATTTCTTGTCGGGTATCTACCGCATTAACGATGTAAGACCCGTACGAGAGGCGATTTTCGCCCGCTTGGTTTGTCGTTGCCGGAACCCACTCAAACGGATTGTCCGCATCTGACCAACGCACCAAGAGCGGATCAAAGTTTTCTGTGAAGTTAATTGGGCTGTACGGGTTAGACCCAAATGCAATACAGAAGTTACCGACGCTAGAGGTAGAAACTTGATAAGTATTGTTCGGTACGTGGCGTCCCGAGTAGCTAAACGTGTAGTCACCGGAAGAAGGTGCAGTAGTCGCCGCTGATATCGGTACGGTATAGCTTCCTGCAATATACGCCGTGGTGACGTAAGTCCCAGCTGGGATACCAGTTCCAGATACTACAGCGCCCGTATCAATACCGTTCGGATCAATCACGGTGATCGTGGTTACAGCAGAAGCGAAGTCAGCCTGCGTGGTGGCCTTGACCTGCGTATTTGCTTTGGCGTTTAGCGTGATGGCGCGAGCCCAAGTTGCAGTGTCTTTAGTCCAATAAAAGATCGGACCCGAGCGAGGGTTGAACAACAAGTTTTCTTGATCGTTGTCCTGCGACCACAGACGTATCTGAGTAGATACAGTTGAGCCAATACCCCATCCACCAAAACCCCACGGGCCGCCGCCCCAGCCAAGACCGAGTGTAAACACCGCATTACCGGCATTTAACTCAACTGCCGCAGTAACCGCCGCACCGCCACCCGAACCGGTAGAGAGAGCTTTTTGGTTTGCGCGAATCGTGATAGATGTAGCTGACGGCGTGGCGATAACTTCAAAGTTGCCGTTTAGGGTTACACCATTCACCACGCCACTACCAGATACGCCAGCAAAGGTGACGTAGGTTCCGATGCTAATACTGTGCGGGGCAGATGTAGTTACAACAACTGCGTAACTATCTAGCGTTGTCGCAAACGGGTTATTAGGTAGCGTAAGAGTCTCTGCAATTGGCGTGATGTCGTAATAATTGCCGTAGAGTTCCACGTAGAACTTTTGGTTAGTGCCAACACCAAGAAGATTATCGTTAGTAAACGTGACCCAATTAAACAGAGAACGGCAAGTACCTTTAAACAAGCCGTTGAATACAACGGTGGACCCGCTAATAGTCTGAGTACCGGTTGATTGATTTTTCCAACCGCCGACCTTTTCAGGCTGTCCGGAGCGGAAGCGAATCTTGTCGCAAGCGTAGTAGCCACCCTCGTTCTGATACGTGGTGGTTTCGCGGTTTACGCCGGGGGTAAATTGAAGTTTCTGTAGTGGCATTACGCAACCCCTGACAAATACAAAGCACGCTCGTCCATACGACGCTTAACCAGACCCGGCAGCACACGGCCACCGGCCTTAGTCCACTTTAAGAACTCATCCGCTGCCTCGTCAAAGTCACCCCGGTTTGTCTTCATCCGGAGAGAAGATCTCTGAAGATTCCCCAATCCCACGTTGAAGGCAAAACTAACGAGAGAATCAAAGAGTCCTTGGCGATTAGAAACAGCAGGGCAAAGTCTAAGTACACCACGCTCAAACCGGCCAAGATCTTGAGCAAGAATAGTGTCCACTTCTCCCATACTGAGGATGCGATCCCAGCCTGCCGGTATCGGTAAATTCTTACGCTCATTGAATGGGATATTCGCGTGTGTTGGGTCAATGACATGGCCGACGCCGACAGTCCACAGGAGGGCAGGACAACGGTAAGGTTTATTCCTTACCCCCTCGTGGTGTTTGATCATGTCGATGGCGGCGGGGGAGACTTTCACTTTTTCTGGAATGCCTGCGTTCCGAACCAGAAGGCAATAATGCTGCTCAGAATCAGCATCTCGTCATCCGAGAACACGTTCTCCATCGCAATCGCAAACGGGATGCCGGTGGTATACGCATACCAAACCCCTGCGACATTCAGCGCCACGAGTTCCAATACGAAGATGTAAGTCACGACCGGACGCACCGAAGCGCGAAGATTGATCATCCACTGCGAAGCGCCTTTGCCAATTTCGATGTCGTGCTGGTAGAGAGCCTGACGTTCCTCGGCAGCGGTCTGAGTCTGGATCTGCTCTAACTTGATCTCTTCAACTCGTGCCTGAGCCAGAAAGCCACGCTCAGCCAAAGCCAACTCACGCTCCTTCTGAGCAGCAACGAGAGCAAGTTCATGCTTCTTATCCTGCCGGTCTTGGAAGATCGACAAGATTTTGGGCAGGCCACCTGCGAGGAAAGATAGAAAGGTTGAGACTAAAGTCATCATTTGGAAGCCCTCACAACGTCATCACCCTTGGTCACAACTACGTGGTCACCCTCAACATCAACCCGCATCGGCATTTCTTTCCGATCCAACTTGTCGAGCTTGGTGATAAGTTCCTTGATGACTTCAAACTCGGGCTTCTCTTCCTTTTCGTTAGCCCCAGCAATGCCATTCAGCATCGAGATAAGGGCAGTCAACGACGCGCCAAGCAAACCCATAACGGCTGCAATCTTGTCTCCATCCAATGCGAGGCTCGACAACACGCCGATCACCACGATAACTGTGATGTACTTCAAGCCGTCCTTACCAATAGCTTTACCCGCTACGTCCTTTGCAGACGACTGGGCTTCCAGACGGTTGAGTTCCGCCTGAACCTTAGCTTTGAACAATTCAATATCGGTGGTTTCGTGTTCCATTCTTATCTCCACTTAGGTCCGTCAAACCACGAAGCGATTGAGTAGCGCTTACCGGCTGTTACAGGCAGCGCCGCATGACGTACAAATGAGGGGAAGAAGA